AGTTTAATGAAATAGTTGGTAAAGCTGTTAGAGATCCAGAGTTTAAAGCTAAACAATCAGATGCCATAAAAGAATTTGTAGATGTAGTTGATGCTGCTAAAGCAGAAATAGGTAAACAAGCTAAAGACTTAGGTATGTTTCAATCACAAGATAGCATTACAAAAATTAAATTAAAGTTTGCACAATCTGTTAAACGAGGCGAAACACAATTAGCAGAATATAAAAAGACTAATCCAGGTGATAAAGCAAGAATTAAATTATTACAAGCACATATAAACAAAGCAAAAGAAGAAGTACAAATAGCTGATGATTTACTAGAAGATATTAAATTTAGAGTAGAAGAAGAATTTGATCCTCTAGTAGATAATTATCTAAATCGTGTGTATGACAAAGAAAAAATACTGCAAGATATTATTACTAATGATGTAAACTTTTTACCACCAGCAACTATTACAAATCCTATAAGTGTAAAAAAAGGTTTGGTTAAAGGTATGGTTGTAGAGCATGGAGAAAAAGGACAAAAGAAACTAAGTAATATAAAAGAAATATTAGATGAGGGCAGAATAGTAACAGAAGAAGGTGTGCGTATACCAAAGAATGGTTATAGATTAAAAGGCTCTAAAATAGATAATATAGATGATAGATTTTATAGCATACCAGATCCAAATTCTTTTAGAGGTAAAGTATTTCAATCGTTCACAAAAAACCCAAGAGTCTATACATTTAAAGATGTAGATGGCGGAGTCAAACAAGTATTAGATCCAGATAGTGTTTATCTTATAAATCATAGAGTACAAGAAACATTAGATAATCTTACTTTTGATATAAAAAATATGGACATGGATGGCGATTTAGGTATTTTAAATGCTAAAGACAGAATACAAACAGGACACTCATCATTGATGTCTCGTAAATTAAATATGACAGATGCAGAACTAGATGGTTTTTTAATAAATGATATTAATTATTTATTTAGAAACTATAGCGATAGAATGCACAAAAGAATAAATGTAACAAAAAGATTTGGTGATTCACAAATGAAAACTCATTTATGGGAAACTGAATTTAATTTATTACTTAACGAAAAAGATACTGCTTTAATTGGTGAGACAATGCAAACACTTAGAAACAGTAGAGATAAAGTTTATGGTGTATACAATACAGGCGATCCTGATTCATTCTTTCAATCAAGATTACCAAACGCATTTAGAAACTGGGCTAGTACAGCTATGATGGGTAAAGTTTATCTATCATCATTAGTTGATGTTGCTCGTATACCAATGGTGCATGGTTGGTCAGATACTTTAAAAGTTATGAATTCTAAAAATGTATTTAGTGCAGGCAGTAAAGAACTAAATAGTCAAATAGCACAAAACAAATGGTTAGGTGATGCATATGATGTTGTTATGAACACTACTTCTGTTGAAAGAATTATATCTCAACAAGAAAGAGTAGGTACAGGCTCAACTGTTTTTGGTAGATACTTTGATAAAATAGTAGGCAAACCATTGCAAAATGTACAAGCACCATTCTACCATGCAAACTTATTATCAGGACATACGCAGTTAATGAAAGAATGGGCTGGTCATGTATCAGTACATAGATTTCTACAAGACTCTGTAAAAGTAGCAAATGGTACAGCAACAAAGTTTGATTTAGAAAGACTAGCATCTTATGGAATAAACAAACAAACAGCAAGGGCTATAGGTAAATTACCAATAAAGAAAACAAAAAATGGATTACATTATTTAAATCAAGCAGATGCGTTAGCAACAAAAAATGGATTAGCATTAAGTAAAAAATTACAATATGCTACATTTGCTGATGTACAAAGAACTATTATTACTCCAAGCATAGCTGATAAACCTAATATGATGTTTGGCGTAATACAAATTAACAACGATAAACTAGCTAAAGCATTAGATAATGACTTAATGGCATTTTTTGGTTTTGAAAAAACACAATCAGGTGGAAAGATAAACAATGGCTTTTTATCATTGCCATTACAATTCTTTGCTTGGTCATTTGCAAGCAACAGAAAACTTATGTTATCTGCATTAAGTGGTCGTGAATCTAGAGTTATAGGTGGTGCAGGAGCTATGGTTGCATTTGGAGCATTAGGCGATTATTTAAAAAATCCACAATACTATCAACATAAAACATGGCAGGAAAGAACTTATCGTGCTATAGAAATGTCAGGGATAGCTGGTTTACCTGCTGATTTTAACTTTATGTTTGAAGTAGTATCAGAAGGAATGTTTGATACACCTATGGGTGTAAGACCGATGATAGGAACTCCAGGCAGATTTGGTGAGGCAAATGCAGCAGATGCTACAGGAGAATTTATAGGAGCAGGTCCAGGCATGATGGCTGATTTAATATATGCCTTTAATCAGGATCTACCATATGATGAAAAAGCAGCAACAATTAGGCGTTTAATTCCATTTAATAATTTGTTATGGTTTAACAATACTTTCAGGAAGATATATAATACTGGAGCGGAGATAATAAGATGACAATAGCAACAGCTAAAAATACACCAAGAAATACATACACCGCTACAGGTGGACAAACTGTATTTACTATAGGTTTTGAGTTTTTTTCCACAGGAGATATTAAAGTATTTCGTAATGGCACAGCACTAACATTTAATGCTGCACCGAGTAGTGTGGCACAGTTTAGTGTGCAAGGTGTATCAAATGCTAGTGATAGTGCATATGAGTTTGGTGCAGGTGGCACAATAACTTTAGGTGCTGGTGCTACAGCAGATGATAGTATTGTAATTGTACGAGACATAACAGTAGAAAGAACTACAGACTTTACTCCAGCCGCATCATTTGATGTAACAGCATTGAATACACAGCTTGATACATTAATGGCTATGATGGCAGAGAGAAATGAAGAAAATACAAGGTCAATAAGGTTGCCATTAGCAGAAACAACTACAGTATTTGATATGGAGTTACCAGCTCAAGCAACTAGAGCAAACAAAGTATTAGAGTTTGATTCTAATGGAGATCCACAATGTCTAGTAACATCAACAAACATTGCTACACTTGGTAACTTAACAAGTGAGTTATCAACTTTAGCAGCAATATCTAGCAATATATCAACTGTTGCTGGTATATCGTCTAATGTTACAACTGTTGCTGGTAAAGCAGCAGAGATTACAAGTGTTGCAGCCAAAGCTAGTTTGATTACATCTGATTTTGTATCAGACTTAAACACATTAGCAGTAACAGATGTCATAAATGATATTAATACTCTAGCCACAAGCGATATAGTATCTGATCTAAACACTTTAGCGACCTCAGATATTGTTAGTGATATTAACACATTGGCAACCAGCGATATAATTTCAGACCTTAACACATTAGCAACAAGTGATATTGTTTCAGATTTAAATACTTTAGCAACATCAGATATTGTTACTGATCTAAATATATTAGCTACCTCAGACAATGTAACTAATATGGCAACATTAGGTGCATCAGGTGTTGTAACCAATATAGGTACTGTTGCTGGAATATCATCCAATGTTGCTACTGTAGCAGGTATAAGTTCTGCTGTATCAGCAGTAAACAGTAATGCGACTAATATTAATGCTGTAAATTCTAATAGCTCAAACATTAATACAGTTGCTGGAAACAATACCAATATAAATACAGTTGCAGGTAATAATACAAACATTAATACAGTTGCAGGTATAGATTCTAATATAACAACAGTTGCAGGTATTAGTGCTAATGTTACAAGTGTAGCTGACATAGGTTCTAATGTTACAAGTGTTGCAGGAATAGCAAGTAATGTTACAACAGTAGCTGGTGTTGCATCTAATGTAACTACAGTAGCTACAAATATATCTGGTGTAAATAGTTTTGCTGAAAGGTATCGAGTAACAAGTGGTGATCCAGGCTCAAGTAATGATGCTGGTGATTTAAACTTTGATACATCTGCAAATGCTTTAAAATATTATAATGGTTCTGCTTGGGTAGCTATTGTAGCTGCTGATCCAGTTAACTCTACTACAGTAACAGCAGCAGGTGCATTAATGGATAGTGAGTGTACATCACTTGCAGATGTTAAAGCACTAAATCAAAGTTTAACATCAAGTGCTAGTCCTACTTTTGCAACTCTTAATGCTACAACAGTAGACTTAGGTAACTGGACAATAACTGAATCATCAGGTGTATTGTTTTTTGCTACATCTGGTACAAATAAAATGAAACTAGATGCCTCAGGCAACCTGACTGTTGTAGGAGACATCACAGCCTTTGGATCAATGTAATGACAATAAAGAGTAGTGGTGCTAGTTTAGCTTTATCAGAGATAGTAGCAGAATTTGGAGGAAGTACGCCACATTCTATGTCAGAATACTATGCTGGTGGTAGTAATGTACCATCAGGCACAGGTAGTATTGCAT